TCTGGATCCTACAACCAGTCAAGGCGGAACGTTAGCGTTACCGTTTTGCTGGTATAAGAATGCATTGCGTATTCCTTCGCAGGAATGGCGTGAAATGGGAGATATACATATTCATGGAATGCAAACACTGAAGCATGCCAATGAAGGTACCGATCCTATTTCCGTCTCAGTCTTTGTTTGGGCAGAAGAAGTATCTCTTTCAATACCCACAGCTAATGAGCCTTTTGCTCTGTCAGCGCAATTGGGAGAAGTATTTCATGCCCAGGCAGGAGATGAATATGGAAATGGTCCCATTTCAAAACCGGCTGGACTTGTTGCGAAGATTGCTGGGGCACTTGAAAGTATTCCCCCTATAGCTCCTTTTGCTAAAGCAACTCAGATGGCAGCTTCTGCTGTGTCTGGTGTAGCTTCAATGTTCGGGTATAGTCGTCCAGTTGAATTGGCCGATATACAACCTTACAAGCCTACGTATATGGGTAACATTGCCAATACCAATGTCCCCGATACGTCGACTAAGCTAACACTCGATGCAAAACAGGAACTCACCATAGATCCCAGGACTTTTGGGCTAGGTGGGGCTGACGAGATGACAATCAAGTCTATTGCCATGAGAGAATCCTATTTGACAACATTCAATTGGCCGGTCTCTTCTGTGTCAGAGCAAATATTGTGGAATACTGAAGTATCTCCAGTATTGTGGAATGAATTGGCTGGTACGCCAAATGAATTGCACTTTCCGGCTTGCTGTTTTGCAGCTTTGCCGTTTAGGTATTGGAGAGGAACAATTAAATTTCGATTTCAAGTTGTTGCTTCCGCATTTCACAAAGGAAGGATGAAAATATCATATGATCCATCCTTCCCACTGACAAATGAATATAATACGAACTATATTCATATCATTGATTTGGCTAAAGAACGGGACTTTACAGTCGATATTGGCTGGGGTCAAGCACGTTCTCTTATGCAACATCGCAAACCTGGGATTGATGACATACCCTGGAGTATTGCACCATTGACATCAGATCCGTATGTCAATGGAAACGGAATTCTTTCCGTTTATGTCGTAAATAAGTTAACTGTGCCTAACTCAACAGCCAATAATGATATCCGAGTCAATGTTTTTATCAGTGCTGGGGACGATTTCGAAGTATTCGCTCCTGACTCAGAAGCTTTGGAAGATCTGGTTTATTTTGCTCCACAAATGGGTGAGAAATTCACCCCACAAATAGGAGAGATACCAGAATCAGAGCTATCTCTTAATACAGCTCTAACTTCTTTCTCAACAGCTCTTGTATCTTTAATTCTTGTATTTATTTCACGTTTGTATAATAAAATAGAAAGACATCATAGAGATATATCTGTACATATAGCAGAGAGTGAGAGAGGGGTTTTCCAATCCCAAATGGGTGAGAAAGATGAATCTCACCCAGATGCCGATTTGACAAAGGCAGAAGACGAACCCATGAAGATGGAAGCATCTACTTCTATGGCTGCAACAATGTCTCCAGATGATCACACATCAAGTGTTTTCATAGGGGATCCTGTTACAAGTTTCCGACAATGCCTTAAACGTTATGCATATCACACGACCTATTGTCCTGACATCTCAGGACAGAAGATAGTATATAATGTTAACAATAGTAACTTTCCATACTATCGCGGATATGCACCGCAAGGTGTCGACGAAACTTCAGTCCCGGTTTATCCGACGAAATATAATTACTGTCACATGACTCTTTTGAATTATATCACACCAGCTTTCGCTTGTCGAAGAGGTGGACTGCGTTGGAAATATTTTCGAGAGGGTTCATCTCGAGATAATATCCTAACTGTTCAAAGAAATCCCTACTCTTCTGGATTTTTTCGTGATGAGAATATATTGAGTGATATAACTGCTTCACGAGATTTCCGTAAAAGAGAATGGGTCAACGAGTTTTATAACATGTGGGATGGCGCACATGCCACACATGTACATAATAATCCTGTTGTTGAAGTAGAACTACCGTACTACGATAATGTTCGCTTCACTATAGGAAAGATCGCTGATGTGACTTCGGGTATTCCAATTGGAACAGACATGCACTTTCATTTGGTCTTCTGTTCATGGGATATAGCAAGTGATGATTATCCTGCACTTCATTCATTTGTTAGCGTTGCTGAAGATTTCCAATTAGGATTCTTCACAGGAGCTCCAGTAGCTTGGCGTGTGCCTTGGCGCGGAGATCCAGCCACTCTTTGAGTGGTTTTTATGGGGACAGAAACCCCGTTACAGAAAATGTAGTAGAGTAGGGCTCTACTAGCAGGAAAGAACAAAACTCCTACCTCTCGGTGGCTGAGAGGGGGTACTCCTGATGAGGCGATTTAAGGCATCGCTAGATATCTTGGAATCATAGAGTTCCATCAGGTTACCTGGACCACGTCCGCAACGATGAAGTTGTACTGGAAGAATTTCCCTGGACGTGTCCAGGTTTGTCTTCTAGTCACAATTTCTAGTGAGCGTGGTCCTTGAGATCGTTGTGAGACGTTCTCC